CCAGCCCAACGCTTACGAATCTCACCAACATGACCAGTTTTTCCAACAACATCTTTTGGACCTCTGGTCATAATAACTTTGTCGCCAATCTTGTGCGCTTCAGAAACTTCTTGAGTTTCAGTATCTTTTCCACCATGAAAGTGATCACACGGAACCTGACATGCAAATCCACCATAAACACCAGTATCCATACTATGTGGTTTGAACACATAACTGTTACCATGTTTAATAATTCCCCACTCTTCATCATTGTGATTCTTGAAGGAATGGTGTTCGCCATGTTGTAATCCCTTCATCACTTTGTGATGTTCAGTTGGAACAACAATCTTAATGTGATCGCCATGGCTAACTATCTTTGCGCCATTCTCACCATCTGTTACTTTAGTGTGGTGAAAAGATTCAGTCATATATGGATGCTTCAATGACTGATTGTGATGGTGTTCAGCTTTTTCGTATTCACGATCGGCAGAAGAACTACGTCCTTTAGCTTCATGCCAGCCACCAAGTGTTTCATGGTGTAGAACCATATGAGCATGATATGCGCCCATGTTTCCTTTTGACTTTGATTTCTCTGCAGTTTCTTTGTGAGACTGAGCCAAGTCGTATAAGTCATGCTGATCTTCACCGAGAGTATATGCAATTTTACGGCGACGAACATTATCGTTTCCTGTTGGATGTAATGTATGTCCAACTTTACCAGGAAGATTATGCATTGCCATTACTTGTTGAGCACCAACACCAGCCTGTTCAGTACCATGGTCAATTGGTGGCTCATGTTGTTCAGAGACATTAATCTTTCCATCGTTCATATCTGGACCGAAGGAAATGTCTTTGTACTTTTTAACTTTTTTGTTTGGCTTCTCATCGGTAGAAGAAACTGCTTCTTTGTCGGCAACAGAACCAACGAAACTAATCTGGTCAGTCCCGCTATTTTGAATTACGCCTTCTACCCAAACTTTAAATTTCTCTACCATAAATTCTCTCTTTGATGGTGTTACGTCTTGAATCCATTTACTGACTAAGTTACCTTCTTCAGTTTGTAGAAGCAAGTGATTCGAACCACGTTTAACAATCTTATAAACAACACCATCCGACTCAACGATTTCTTCAAGTTTGAAGATCTCACCACGGAAATATTGTTCACGAATATTATCTTTAACTAATTTAATTTCTTCTTTTACAATCTCAAGTCCAAGACCCTGACGAATATCATTCATCAGACGACGACTATCGATGTCACGAATTACGCTTGGTAATCCCTGTTTAAATTGTTCGTATAAACCTTTAGATGCAAAGTTACGCATCTTCACATCATCAGCATCTGGAGTTCCAGCGGCAATTACTTCAATGGATTCAAAACGAAAGTCTTTACCATTGCGAGAGTTCAATAATGCAGTTAACTCTGTAACCTGATCCTCGCCAGCAACCAGAACGATGTTCTTATACTTCTCATTAAGTTCTTTGGCAATGGAGATTATATTCTTAGTATCTTCATCGGCTGCATTGAACTTAGTATTTGGAAACATAATTTCCAGATAATGAATCTTCTTCTCGACTACAAGTGGAGAAGTTTTAGTATCTTTAGATGGGGAAGCGAAGATGATGTGGTCAGAATTTCTTTGTTCTGCCAATTTTTTAACTGTCTTTACAAGCAGTTCATGTCCAGTTGTCGGTGGGTTGAATTTGCCGTATGCAAACACGACCGATCTGGACGGTAGTTCTTTCAATAACTGTCTGTAGTTCTTCATTGTACCCATCTATAAATTATATCAGTATATTATTTAGTCGCTTTATTATTTAGTATGCCCCATTGACTTACGCAAATCATGGTATAAAGCGGATTTATGCTCTGGTTTCATCTTAGATGGAAGACCTTTATGAAACTCTTTTTCGTTTCCAGATGCAGCATGTTCACGCATCTTTGTTCCTGATACACCAGCAGTTCCCTTATCGTTCTCATCACGCTCGCCAGATGAGTGGACAGTGATGGACTTATAATTGTAGTGACCATGCTTTTCTTTTACATTGTTGTACTTGTGTAAAAGATCATGGGTAGACTTAACTCGATCAGATCCAACTACAACATGCAGGTGGTGTGCGCCAGTTTCTTTTTGTGCCTTTGCAGCTGCATGCAGTGGAGTTTCGCCTTTGGCAAGTGCAGAGACATGCGTCTTTGGAAAGGCATTCTTAGCATGCTTAACTTTAGACTCTGGAGAAAGTGGGTTCTTCTTGGCATCATGGGAACCAGAGAGATACACATGGTGAGTTGCATTGTGTTTCTTTGCGACCTCATGAACCTTATCGACTACTTTCTCATGTCCAGCTGTCGGTGGCTGCATACGTCCAACAGTGATAACATGGTGTTTATCAGAGGCAGACTCTTTAAGGAAATCTAGAAAACGTAACATTAGCAATTCCACTTTCTTAGTGCGAGTGCCTTACGAGTAGGTTCGCCATTTGGTTTTTTCATTGGACCTTCAACACCAGACATTCTGGCACAGAAAGATTTTCTGCGATTGGCAGCTTTACTTCCTACTTTTAATTTTGATGGTGGAGTTGTCACTGGTGCCTTTAAATGCCCACCAGTTTCTCTGTTGTAATGGTCGCGACCTTTCTGAGTCAAACCACCAGTTGGATTCTTATATCCTTTGGCATCTTCAGAAACAGTTTCACATTCGCATTCTTTTTCGCAACCACACTTGTGTTCTTTATCTTCTGGTATGCAATTAGGGACTTCTTTATTTCCCTTCTTTTTCATACCGAGCATTTTATATCCTTTCCAACAAGGATCTTTTGATTCTTCTAGGTATTCAGAAAATGATAACATTATTCAGCTTCCTTTTTTCTTGCTGCCCCACGTTCGAAGTTTGCTTTTGCGAACTCATGGCGATTGACTAACTTACTTGGATGAGATTGACCTTCATGTTCATGGTGAACAACGTAACCTTCTGGCTTAGTTTTCTTACCATTGATATGATGCTCATAACGACCTTCATGAGTGTCAAGAGAATTAACCAATGCATTCTTGGCAGACTGTAGGTGATGGTGCATCTGCAATAGATGACCATAGTGCTCTTTATTCTTTTCGATATGCTCAGTGTGCGACGCACCTTCTGCACGTTTCTTTGCTTTACCAGCTTCTGTCTTTAACTTGGCAGCTGCTTTTTCGTAATGTCCCTCGACATGTTTCTTGAAACCTTCTGCCGATGGGTGCTCATTATTCTTGATAACTGCATTTGAATAAGAAGCTAAGTGGCCAGCTTCGCCAGAGTGTTTCTCTGTAGCTGGATACATTTTCTTACCATGAGTGTCATGGATATGTTTCGCTGCAGCCATATGACGATGGAACTCTGCTTCTTTTTCTGGAGTATGGTGAACATGTTCCAGTTCTTTTTCTGCGCCATGGTGGTGAACATCTTCATGGTGTTTGAAGTTCTCATGGTCAACATCATGCTCAGCATGCATATGTTCAATGTCTTTACCATGATACTTGGTGTGAACTACTACGCCAACTTTAGACTTCTTAATCTTCTTGGCTTCATCACCCTTAGCTGTGTAGGTGATAGTGTTTGGTGTAAATGAAACTTTACTCATGGTGATCTTCCTTTCCAGCATGCATCAAATCGCCCTGATAAACACCATGCTTCGGAGTTACCTTTGGTAGATGCTCAAGTGCAGCATGTAGTTTGTGTGCCAATCCTGGAGCATGACCATGATGTTTTTCAATGTCTTCATGCGTATGATTGATCTTTGGATTTTTATTAAATGCAGATTTAGTTGCAACGAAGAACTTACCATTCTTTGGATGATGACCAAACACGATAGATGGTGAACCATCATACTTCATTGTTAACTTGTGTGAACTTTGTTTTGATTTGATTTGGTTATGCGCCTGATGAAGTGCGTTAAATGCATGTTCAAACCCAGCATGACCATGGTGAAGAGGACGATCTTCTGGGTGCGTAATGTGCTTTAGCTTGGCACCTTCAGCTTCCTCTTTTAGATATTCTTTAAAGTGTAACATTGTTTATCCTTTTGGTTGTGGGGTCTTTTTCATTGTGAACCCAATTCGATTATTAGTTGGATATGGTGCGCTACTTGGAGATCCGAAAGAGAATTCTGCTTCAGAGAATCCCTTAACTGTATACTGGAGATTTTGTCCCTTTTTATCCAAGTAAATTTGTGTAACTGATAATGTGTTGGCAGCTTTTGTCAATAAATCTTTAGCATGATTTGCGTCAGTGTTCAACCACTTAACTAATTCCGCTGTTATTGGATAGTGCAATAATCCATAACGCTTTCTATCATACGTCTTGCCTAAAATTCTTTTAGTGACTTCTACATTTATATTGTTTGAATAACCAGCTGCATCGTAATACTTTTTAGTAACCTTAATGAAGTTCTCATAGTTACCGCAGTTAACAACTGCAGCTTCTAGATGCTTATCAGTTGGAATACCAGAAACATATCCAGTCTTCAACGACTTATCCTTCAACAATGCCAACAGTGCCTGATAACCTTTAGTGTTTAAATGCTCAGCTGCCTGCAATGGTCCAAGATACAATGCGTTTGTCTGTTCTTTACCCAAATGATAGAGAACCCATGTGGCAGTTTTATACTTATTATCGAGCTGGTTGTTTCTAACCATCTGTTCGAAAATTGGCATTACTGAAACGATTGAAGGTTTACCACCCTGTCCTGCCTTGGCAGAATAACTTTCTTTCAATCCATTCTTAGTGACCATAACATAGTCAACTAACTTTTCGTTGCCAGTTGGAAACGTAACTGCCTTATACTTTGATGATTCTGTCTTGAGCATATAAGCTGCACCAGAAATTTCACCAAAGTCTTTAAGAATAATGTTATACTCTTGGTCGGTCAATGTTCCTTGGTCATGGGCAAAAGAAGAGTTACCTTTTGCGGATTCATTCAGTATATGGAGACATGCCTTCTGAACACCAGAGGTTAAACCAAACCCCTTGGATGTTAGTTTATTCTTTACAGCTGTCATTAAGTCCGTCAATGACATGTGTGATCCATCGGCGATTTGAAACGCAGACGGAATTAATTGTTTATCTTTTACTTGCATCAGTTGACCCATTAGTATAATTATACCAGATAATTGTATTTAGGTCAAGCAAAATGTTTGTATTTACGTTCCCAGACGAGTATTTTACGTAGAAGAAGGGGAATTACCCCATTGTTTTTGTCTGTTCTGAATAACTTTTGAATGCCAGTTAGGTTTTTGGAGACTTTGTATGTTTTGGCATAACGGATAAGGGTGGCAACTGGAATGGTTGGTCGCTTGGTTTTGAAGTCCAGATAGACGCAGTGTGCATATGCTTCGATCTCATCTTTTCCAGCATGGTATTCACGGTTCTCATCAATCTTCTTTATGCCAGTTTTCTTGTAGTAGACTTTACCCTTTGTGTATTCCTCATGCTTTCCATAGTACTGGCGACAGTGGATTATCTCATGCATTGCAACCTGAATAACTCTAAACTTAAAGCGATTCCATGACGAATCCGTAAACTGGTATTTGTTGTAGTCTGTATCACTGCCAGTCCAGATATCTAATTCTGAACGACACTCATCTGTATAGTAACCACCACCTACCATTATACATTTGGTTGGTTTGTTTTCTTTATGAAATACAATGCTGAAACGCCACTTCTTGAAGTAGTTCCTCAAGTTAGTGGCGTTATTTTTACATCTATCTAAGTCATCCCAGATTTTAGAGGGATTGAATTTAGCCCGAAAAGGACGCTCCTCAAAATTCAGCATTTCTATAAAATCGAAATCTAAATTTTGTAGATACTTCATTTTCAGTCCTTTCTATCCAAATAGTGAGTCCAGGGTTGCTTTTACTTCGAAGTGTTCATCGAACATCTTTTGCGCATCTTTTTGCATGGCAGGGTCATGATTAGTCTTGGTCTTCAACTCATTCAGATAACCAGTCGGTTTCTGCTCTGCCAGATCGATATAGTGCTGAGCAATAACCTTACGGTCAAACTGTTTAATTAGTTCGTAATTATTTAGCTGAATCTGACGGTAGGTATTTTCATCCATATTGCAGTACTCTTGAATCGCTTCGCCATACTGTTTCGGTGTAAATGCCTTTTTCAACATACAATAGTTGACACCAGCTTTCAGAACCACACCCATACCTTCTTCGTTGTTTGACACACCGAAGTTTACGGCAATAGGAACTGTGCCGATACGCATTGCATCGATAACCACACGGTTAAAGTGCTCGCCGTAAGTGTTACTCCAAGATGGATCAACGAGGAACTTACTTGTTGCCAAGATTTCGTCACGTTTTGCTCCAGAGATGAATCCGAGATACTCGAAGTTTCCACTGTTCTCAGCGTTTTCCCAGATACGCTTTCCTTCTCTGTCTGGAGAAACATCTGGGTCATATTGTTTTGTTGCATAATATTCTTCTTTACACTTATCCTTGGACATCATATATGCAGCTTCCATACCGTAGCCACCTACCAAGGTTTTTACATTTGGCATATATGGAACAGCACGAACTAAATCATCGACACGCTTCCATCGTTTGAAAGTTTGAATCGACAGTAATTTATTTTCACGACCAGCGAATGGTGGAGTTTCTGGAATACCAGCAATGTCTTGAGGATTCAAAATCATTGCACGTGGAACATCAAGAAAGTCAGCTGACTCATATGCTGCTGGATGCACGCAGGCAACTGCACAGAACTTATGTTCAAACAGTTTAATCCATGGGTACAACTTCTTCAGGTTTGCGTCGTGAATGATTGGCATCTGCTTGGCAGTTACCTTCTCAATCATAGGAAGCCAATCGAGATATTGCTCAGTATCTTTATTCTTGAAACCAAAGATAGATTGCCAGATTACTAAGTCATGCTGATTCGCATCCTTAACGAACTGGTCAATGGATTCTTTAACTTTGTAAGAATAATATGGAGCCATCCAACCATCACCCTGATGCACTGGATAACCAGAACCAATACCAATCTCCCATCCTTCACTCAATTGTTGTGGGATTTCAACTGGCTTAACAGTTTTGTTACCCTTGAGATAAGCAAAGGTAACTTCGTGACCCAATTCTTTTAAACCAGCCATTAAATGCTCACAGTGGTTAATAATACCACCGAAGTTATTGAAGGTATGCATTACCATCATAATTTTCATAATTGTTTAACCCTTTGTCTCAATTCAGTTGTGGAGAAAGAATGTTCCCGTTTATTAAAGTATAGCTCAATTCCCCTTGCAAGGCAAATTTCTTTGCCAGTGAAAGGTTTTTCTGCATACTCATCACCGAGGATTCTTACATCAATGTCAAGAATCTTCAGCAAGTCTTCAAGATCTTTCTCAGTTTGATATACAATAATCTGATCAACATATTTAACAGCGTCTAGTTGAATCCAGCGTTCAACTACACTTTGAACTGGTTTGTTCTTTGTATCTGGACGATCGATAGTGGGATCAGTTTGCAATCCCACTACCAAAAAGTCACACTGTTCCCGTGCTTCTTTAAGCATTAGTATGTGACCAGCATGCAGCAGGTCAAATGTGGAGCAGGTAAATCCGCTTCTCATCCGAAGAACTCATCAAGTGAATTTGATTTGATAGACTCTGGGTGATACTTCTCAAGAACTTCTTGACCAAGTTTATTTCTCAGATAGTCATACCATTCATCCTGTGCCCACATACCTTCAGACACACCATTCCACAACTTACGTTGCAGTGGATGTTCCTTATTGTTTTTACGATCTTCGACATACTGATAACGGCAGTCTTCATAGTCTTTTGAACCAAGTTGAAGCATACCATCACGAAGATAACATACCAAAGAGATTCGTTCAGCTTCATCGTCACCAAGAACGATAGGTGTATTGCCATGCAGAACTTCGTGATTGTTAATCAATAACAGATCGCCAGGACGCACATTAACTGCAACACGATACTCAGGTGCAATCAAATATCCACCAGTGTAGTTACCATTGTTTGACAGAACCAACAGGTTTGAAAGTCCTGGCCAAAAATCACCAGCGTCATAGTGAGCAGCAGTGCGGAATGTTTTGTTCACAGTAATAGTTGTGAACGGAGTTCCTGGAACAATGAATGCTGGATCAATTTTCTTAATCGCTTCCATCTGATTGTTATATCGCCATGGCATCAAATCCTTGAAACCTTTTGCCAAAGTTTGTAGGAATGGAAACGCAAGGGCAAACTTCTCTGGATTCTTTGCGGTATATGCAGTTGCACGACCATAAGGAATACGAGGATAACGATCGAACCAACCAGCGATACCAGAGAACACAGAGTTGGCATAGGTAGTTGCGCAGATTAACTTATCAGCAACGAAGTTTCCTTCTTTGATCTGTTCTTCTTTTGGCAACTTGCGTGTCTTTTCAACCCACTCTTCAAAGTTGAAGTTGATTTCTTTTGTGCGTTCGATTGACCAAACATTGTTACGATTGGAGATAGCCTCACGCTTACCAGCATGCTTCTTCTTAATTTCTTCAATCGGATCTTCACCGAAAAGATTGTCAACTGGATTCATAAAATACTCAACGATGTCGTATTCATATTCACGAACCCACTCACGATTACCCAACTTCTCACCACGTGGTCCAGCTGCAGCTCCACGGTTTTGAGTTTCGGTTGCAGCTTCACGCAGACCAGCATATGCTGCATCTTGTTGTTCTTTCGTGAAGAAGTTCTTGCGGAACTTAAACGCAATGCGTTGCTCATCAGTGCCCTTATCGCATGCGGCACAATCGCGATTTAATTCACATGCTGATTGTGTTCCGATATCGCAGGTTGCTGGCATATACACATCACAGTCTTCTTCAATAAGAATGTCGTAGTGTGACTCATCTAAGAATTGCCCAACCAGATGGGAACAATCGTGTTTTCTATCTGCTACAATTACCTTTACCATATTTTTCTCCTAAAACTTGAACCCTTTAAATCCCGACTCATTATGTATTCGTCTACCAAAATCACTTTTATCGAATAAAGGTTTGTCGTCATCTTTGGAACCACTATCACTTAAACCTTCTTGAGCAGATGCTTCAACATCATACAGTTTCATCTTCGCTCGATCAATACCAATCACAAATCGCTTATAATATCCTGGGTCATTATAACGATTCTTCAACTGCTTAACAATAATTTGATTCAATGCTTCCAACTCTTCATTCGACACCAACGCAAACATAAAGTCGGCTGTCGCTGGCAAGCCAAAAGATTCAGAAGTATCTTCAAGTCCTGGGTCAGAGTTCGTATAACCAGATCGAGTTGTTTGTGTTGCAGAAACAATCGGAACATTATACTCAACTGCCAAACCACGAAGTTCTTCTGCGATTGACTTAATATATGTATAAGAGTTCACAGAAGCACCCATCTTCATACGCTGACTTGCACAAATGTTCAGATAGTCAATGAAGATAATATCTGGACTAAACTCACGCTTCAACTTCAACTCTTCAAGTAGAGCACGGAAGTGACCAGCATGGGCAGAGGCAGTTGGATATTCTTTGACAATAAGTTTACCCTTAGTTTTGTCAGAGATTTTACCAAGACGATTCTCAAAGATATCGCGATCAACTACCTTCAACTCATCCATCGTAAGATTCAATAAGTTTGCATCAATACGTTCGGCGATACGTTCTTCAGCCATCTCCATTGTGATGTAAAGAACATTTCTACCCTGCATTAAAACAGAAGCACCAACATGGCACATAAACAAAGACTTACCGACACCAGTACCAGCAAGTGCGATGTTAAGGGTTTTCTTTGACAAACCACCCTTAGTGATTTTATTGAACATGTCAAGATCGAATGGAACTTTCTCTTCCACCCTATGATAAAAATCATAGCGAGATTCAGCATCCTGAAGATAGTCATGACCGACATGGTTATCGAAGCAAACAGCAAGTGCTTCAGACAAAATAGAGGGGATGGCATCTTGCGTGTGATTCTTATCGTTTCCCTCGATGATTTTAATAGATCCAAGAATAGCATTATAAACTGCCCTGTCTTTACAGAACTTCTCACTTTGTTGAATCAACCATTCTTGATTCGATTCTTCATGAGTTAGTTGTTTAACATATTCCTGTAACTCAGGAATCTCTTTGTCAGTATATCCCTTGAGATTGCCAATTTCAATGGACAAAATCTCAGGACTAGCTGGTTTATTATACTGCTCAAAAAACGAAAGTAACAAAGAAGCAATTGCTGCTTCTTTTCTATCTGCAAAATACTCACGCTTCAAATGTGGAACTACCTTACGGCAATATTCTTCATTGTGTATCAGGTTCGATAGGATCGCCTGTTCTATTCTCATCAATTCCACCTGTGTAAATTAGTTCATTATTTTCTAGACCGTAACGGATAAGTTCCTGAAGGAAGTCGCCAAGATATTGTTCAAATTCTTCTTTGACTAGATCGTATCCAGCATCATTATGAATATCATAATCAAACTTAATCTTTAAATGGTCATCAACTTCTTCAAAGGAAACAGCACCGTATGAGAAAATTATACCCTCATACGGTTTGTCTGTCAACTTTATCGCACGATTACCATTGTGTTTGTTTTCCATCACAACGTGACCACGCATCTTTTGCATATTATTCGTCTTCCATCATTGCAGCAAGTTCAGCTTCAATGTCTTCGTCCTTAATCATGTCACCATTTGATACATGGTAATTTTCTTTTACCCATGCACGGAAAGATGGTGAAGTCAAAATTGGAAGCCAGAAGTCTTTTGTATCTGTATCTTTGATACGATATTTCTTTTCTTCAACTTCACCAGACTCACGATCGACTTTAGAATACCAACCATTGCTTGGTTTAATAACATGACCAGATTCAAGTGCCATCTCAAGCAAACCAGACCAACGAGAAAGACCACCCTCATGCTTAACGCAAACTGGAATCTTTGACTTCTCACGGACATGGCGAGATTTCTCAACATTGATAATGAAGTTGTAACCGATAACCTCAGTTCCTTCTTTCTCTTGTTGACGACCAATGATGTAGATGTTATCTGCAGAAAGGTAGATACCAGTTCCACCAGATACGATTGCCTTTGGATATAAACCCTGTTCCATATAGATGTGATTAACAGCAACCATTGGAATGTCAAGACGATTCAAATATGGAGTGATCATACGGAAGATCGACTTCATTTGTTTTGCACGGGACATGTCGGCAACAGACTTACCTTCAAGTGCATCTTCCATTTCTTTCTTAGATGCCATGTTACCAAGTGAATCGATAACAAAGATAACACGATCACCACGATCCAAGTTTTCCAACTGCTTCAAACAGTCAAACTTAAATTCTTCCATGTTCATAATCGGCACGTGAAGAATACGATCTTGGTCAATACCAAGTGATTCAAAATATGCCTGTGGTGTACCAAACTCACAGTCGTAGAAAATCATAACTGCTTCTGGGTACTTGTCCATATATGCCTTTGCCATTAGCAAAGAGAACATAGATTTAAAATGCTTACTCGGACCACACCAAAGTGTAAGTCCAGGAACGAAACCACCATCCAGTTCACCAGAGAGTGCCACATTCAATGCAGGAATCTGCGTTTGAATCATATCCTTCTTAGTGAAGAATTTAGATTGGCTAAGGACAGAAGCATCCTTGACCAATGAATTACTTTTTAGTTTGTCTAAAAGACCCATGTTTACCCCTTTAAAAATTCAAGTAACGTCTTCTCATCCATCATACCAACATGGCGTTTGACTTCGCCACCTTCGTCATTGAGAAGAATCATTGTAGGAACACCACGAATGTGATATTGGGATGTGATAGATCCGCATGTGTCAATATCATAATCTACGATCTCGACATTATGCTTGCCTTCTGCGCCAGCAACAACTGTCTTCAATCCCTGACATGGACCACACCATGATGCTGAAAATTTCAATGCTTTCATTTATCCTCCAATTTTAATATCAACTCTATACTCATATTATACCCTTTATTTCTTTGTATGTCAATTATGGATTATTCTTGCTATGAGGAACATCAAATACAAAAGTAATCCTAGGGACATCTCCAATGTTTTCAGTGCCATGAGGTAGTTTATTGTTAAACCACAACAGAGTTCCTGGCTCTACATCTACATATTCGTCACCAACAAAGTAACGATATCTGCCCTGTATTGAAAGAAGGTATCTATCACGTGTATCATAGTAGGTTCCCTCGTCAATATGTAGTCCTACTGTGCCGCCAACTGGCAACTTAAGAAAACCACAACGACTGACATTCTTGAAGTGTCGTTTCAAAAAGTTCACAATGTATTTGTGTTTGTGATATGCTGGTGTAATAATGCAAAGTTCACTATCACCAACAAAGTCTTCTGACTTCTCAACACCACCCATGATTAACTGCAGAACATCAGCCTCGACATCTTTGTATCCTCTATCAAGCAAAGACTCTGTATCTTTAACATTGCGTTGATGACCCCAATCTTCTGGATACTGTTCCAGTTCGTAGAGAATGCGACTGACATTTATGCCAGTCTTAATGATTCTAATATTATCCAAAGAAGTCCTCCAGATTTGTTTTTTCTTCAGTGTTCCATCCAAGTGGTTGGATTACAGTTTGCATTGCATCAAGGAAAGTCTTTTCAAACTGCAGATCATAATCGATAAAGTCATGCAAACCAAACTCTTTTGGAAGTTCACTTGGGAATGCAATGACATCTTCGTTGAATGGGTTTGGCTTTTTGACATAAACGAAACGAATCTTGTCACCATCTTTGATAGGTTGATACTTCTTGTCAAGACCCATCTTTTTTATGTAGTGATTGAACAAAAGAGAACCACGAACATGGATAGGTGTGCCTTTGGAATAGATTGACGAACCAGAATAAGTCTTCATACCATTGACGCCACGTGGGAAAGAGATATCCTCAACTGGCATCTTCTTAAACTCCTGATGGAAGTTATTGATATATGTATGCAACTTACGTTCGTCACCATCAAGGATAACCTCAATGGAGTCTTTCAACTTGTCACGGATAACCATTGGAGTTGACGACTTGACCATCTCAAGACCCATGACTTTTAGCTTGGGTTTGGCAAACTGAACACCCTCTGAGTTGTGTACATTCAATATGTATCTCTTCTTTGCAGTCCAGATTGCCTTGTCGGCAAGCACCTCTCGTTTCATAATCATCTTTTGACTATACGCATTCATATAGTCAGCCAACTTTTGATATGTCGAATCAATGAATGGTTGGAACATATCTTCGCAGATCTTATCCATATACTTGATTTTCTGCTCGTCAGTTTTACCTGCGCAAACATGTTCAACAAGATCTTCAAGTGTCAGATAGATTGAGTCAGTATCAATTGCGATTACGTAGTCTTTATCTGTTGACTTCATAATCTTATTCATATAACGATTAAACTCGTTTGCCATCCAACGAATAGACAACTGACCAGAAGTGGTAATACCTTCAGCCATACGAATATCGAAGTAACGGAAATACTGATTACCCATGGCACCATAAGCAGAGTTCAACGCAATCTTCATTGCCATCTGCAGGTTATTCAGTCGAGAGATTTCCTTGACCAAACTCTTGTTGGATTTATCATGTTCGTAGTCCTGTTGAACACGGAGCATTTGTTTCTTGAATTTGCTTCGGTCGGAATACATCTTTTCCATCAACTCTGGCATGAAACCTTTAACATCCCTGCGATAACACCATCCGTTCGCAGTCATGGTCAGATCCCTTTGTTTTGCATAGGAAGTGTCAACCTCTTGGTTCAACAACTTCTCAACTGAACATGGAATCTTTTCAAGTGTCAATGTTTCTGGACTGATGTTGTATTGCATAATCAAGTGCGGATATAGACTGTTCAAGTCAAATGACGCAACCCATTTATGCATACCAATCAGTGGATCTTTAACGTAAGCACCTTCAAATTGTGTATCCTTGCCAGCACCATAGGATTTGGTTGGAATAACAACATGCTTTTTACGCAAGTGATTGTAGATAATCGCATCCCACATTCTTACCTGTGAGAAAACATCCTCATAGTTAATCTTTGCGTTATACGCCATGGTTAGGTTCAACTCGATAAGACGCATCTTATCTTCCAACTTCTCAACCAACTCTACGTCATGAATGTTATAGAGAACGAAGTCTTCCCAGTGATGTGTGTAAAATGCTTTGAAGTCATCGCCAGGATTGACTTTCTTTTTATCGCCGAGTTCTTGTTCGGCAATGTAGTCAAGACGATATGACTCTTGTTTCTGATAAGTGAATTTCTTGTAGAGAGCAAGATAATCTAGATGAGAGATACCATGGATATCGTAGTGAATTTCTTCGTTACCCTTGATGAATGTTTTACGTTCATTGATAAAACCCCATGGCGAAAGTTTCTTAGAATATTGCTCGCCAAGTTCTCTTTCTATTCTGCGAATGAGATAAGGTATATCGAAGAACTCGGTGTTCCAACCAGTGACGATATCGGGATAGTTCTTTGACCAGAAAGACAGGAAGTCCTTCAGAAGTTGCAGTTCGTTTGTTGATTGAATGTACTGAACATCGTCACGTGTGTTTCCATAGAATGGACGTGAACCAAATGTAATAATCTGTTTAGTCTTACTGTCTTTTACAGTGATAAGAAGGATTTCTTCATTGGCAGATTTAATATCTGGGAAACCATTCTCGGTTGATGTTTCAATATCAATGTAAAACGTGCGAACATGTTCTGGGTCAAAACGAATGTCGCTTTCCCACATATCGCTGATAAATTGATAAACGTAATTGGTATTCCCATAAATGCTGAATCCAGAAACATCGTCATAGGTTTTCACGAACTCACGTGTTTCCTTGACAGTTCCTGGACGAACTTCATCTACAATCTGACCATCAAGTGTGCGCCATCTAGAATCTGACTTCTTGGATGGCACATACAGGGTTGGAAAGAATTCTATTTTTTCACTAAAGGGTTTACCATCTTCGTATCCTCGGACACGCATTTCGTTACCGAAGGGAAACACATTGGTATAAAATCGCATTAATTATTTTCCATACATAAGCATCATTGCGTCAAGTGCACAGTCATGGACTGGGTGGTGTTTAATAACAGAGGCACGCTCGAATCCAGGATAGTCTACATTGCAATAACCATTTTCAGAACCAGTGAGAATGTCAACGGCAGTTCTCACATCACGGTATACATTATACCCTGTAAGCAGTTGCATGTCAACTTTCTTACACAATGAATCAATGGCCATCTGATCAAGTGAACCACGTGTCCACATAGTTTGGCTTCTTGCATTTGGGTACTTGTTCATATAGTTATGCAATGCAGTGATAGCATCTTCTGCAAGCATATCATCGGACTTCGGTTCAAGAGAAACAGAACGAACATACTCATGCTGATTCTGCCACCACTCAATCGTTCCAATATCAACAGTTCGTTTCAATCGTTCAACTTGATCCTTCGATTTCAGTTTAACGAACAGTGCATTATCCAACAGATCTTGATAAGATGGCTTATCTTCTGGATTGAAATATACAAGTGCTGCTGATAGAATCACGCTCGTTGATTCTACCCCTAAAGTTTCCACGTCAAATACAAACATTATAGTTCCCTATGTTCGCCTTCTTTTGTAAAGAAGGTTTTAATTTTATGTTCATTGTCCCACTTTTTACAGTAGTCGTTATCAATGTCACACTGAGCCAGTGCTTCTTCTTCGCTGACGGTTCGGTATGACATAATTTGTTCACCGATGTATAACTGAGAAAACTCTTTGGCAGTTTCCATTGATACATCATCAAGGGCATACTCAGGATGTGACGATGGTGCCTGAACACAATATCGCATACGATATGTGAGCACTGTGTCAACCATTACCCATACATTAGTTTGTTTATCCATTGTTTTTCCTTGATTGATATAATTCTTCATGGTGGTCACACAGAACACGAATCCATCCACCATTACGACTCTCACCGACATCACCACAGGTTTCGCAGGTAACACCAGCCATTGACTCAGCCATTGAAACTAGACCAGATATGTAGTCGTCACCACCCTGATAGTAGAAACGAAGTGAACCAAACTTTTCTTTGATCTGTTCAATGATAACTGGAGGAACAACCTCAGTATCTTTGTTCTTCCATTTCAGATGATGTTGAATGTTTTGTGATAGTTGATTGATGATGTTGAACCAACCATCCCCAATCGCAAACCCACCATACTTTGTATCGTTGTCGTATAGTTCTGGGTAAACCTTCTTCAAATAATTTACGTGTTCTTCATTCATACCATGTCCTATGATCTTCAGCTACATGTTCCATTCCATCATAATCATCGATGTGCCATTTAACATCGTCAGGAATATTCACAATGACAATCTCAGCTGCCCAACCCCATGCTTCTTTACCCATCTCTTCAAGAACAGCAATCAAATCTGGATCGGCACGATTCGAAGTTATGACATACTCAGAGAGATAATGTTCATCGTCACCAACATGTCCCTTGAGGTAATACGAGTTGCCGATCAAATGACTATCTGCTGGTACAGAGTCAAACTCAATACCCTTACGAGTTAGCAACTTCTCGAATGCAGCATCAGAGATACCGAACCCACCCCAGCAACGATTAATAGCAACTTTCATTACCAGTCCTTCCAATCTGACTTTTTAACTTTCAAAAAATTATGAATCAACTTATCTTTGATCATATCGGGAATAGTCAAATATGGAAACTCTAAAATAAATGGACAGGTATTTCTACCCCATGCTCCAGTTTTTAAAAAGTTTGTGTATACCTGAACATCTTTCTTGTCGTTTACATCGAATAAACGCTTTGGCTTTATCAGCATATCAAGAATCATTTAATATCCTTACTAGAATCTGCAACATCTTTATCTTCACGAATTTCTACAAAGACAGGAAGGAAGAGAGAGTCTTCACCCTGTTTATTCTGTATTCTAACATTATACTTGACTGCGACAATTTTGTCAACTAAATTTTCAGCCCAGTATTGTTTTCGTTGCGAATCTTTAAAACCAGAACCGACATTAACTTTTACAACACCATCGGCAGACTCACAGATAATTGCACCTAACATTCCTGCAGCTTTACCTTCACCCTCTACAACTGCAACAATCTTAAGATCGCACTCAAGTTCACCCTTGAATTTAATCTGGTGTTTTGCACGTTTATCTTCCCATACGCCAGAGCCATCCTTAAGGATAATTCCCTCAAGACCCTGAGTCAGATAACCATTGAAAATCTCTGTAGCCTGCTCAAGAGTTTCTACAATGTCGCTTGTAACCAGCCAAATTTTTTTATCTTTACTTGGTTGCTTCTTGGTCATTACTTCCAATGATGCGAACCGAGTTGCGTATGGTGTTGGGCAATACCCATCAGTGAAATATGCATAAGGTATGACATCCCATACAGTTGCATGCACCATGGCAGCTTCTACTTGCGAGATTGTTCCTTTGTTGGCTTTGTTAAGGATTCCATTGCCAGTCTGCCGATCAGCAAACTGATGATCACCAGGAAACATAACCAGAAGTTCACCATCGAACACGCAATCAATATCACCAGCAAGAGAAATAAATTCTTGCTCAAGGTTACCCAGTAATAGTATTTCTTTTCCATTTCGGCTCCTAAATTCACATTTACCATCACGAACGATTGCATTGAAACGCATACCATCCATCTTCAGTTGTGCATAAGCAGGGAATTTAATTTTATCAACCAGCTTCTGCTCATAACCAGAACACAACATAACTGGATATTCTTTGATCAACCCCATCCAAACATCATTGGCAGTTGACACTGATACGCCACACTTCAGATCTTTCTTAATGACACGCTCAATTACCTTTGCGTCATCTGGAGTTAGCCCAGAAAGAATTGCTCTCAGATGAGCAATCGCTGCATTGCCAGTGACTTCACGGCTAGACAGAAAATACAGATTCTGTAGTGCCATCTCCAAACTTGTTTGATGCTCAGAACCCTCGCCCACAAATTCATACTCAGGAATCTTACGAATGTAAAACTGAGTGAATGGGTCGAGAGCCAAGCGGACTACATCACGTAGCACTTCGTTATCGCTATTTGCATTTAGTTGCTCGATCTTGAAGTTACGAGAATTATTTGCCGCTAGGCTCTCTAGGAAAGTGTTAATATTCATTTGTGTTTCAATTCCTTAAAAGTTCTATAACGCATATTAAACTGTATTGGTTTAATAAACTTCTTTACCTTACCAGTGGTCACATTATAAAACGCAACCATCTTTTCTTTGTTGTCAGTAAGATAGTAGATGTGGTTCGGAACATTGTCCTTCCACTTAGTTGTTTCTTGAAAGACTCTCATGCTGCTACCTTTAACTCATAGTGTCTTGCTTCATTGAAAGATTCACCCCAGTTTTCCAATTTCCACTGGTCACGTTCCTTGGCAAGGAAATATGCCATCTTCTGCATCTCTGGATCAGTTTCTTGAATAATCCAACCAGACTCACGGAGTTCCTCACGACCCTCAAAGGTTTCCTGCATTTTGTCGTGGTAACTATTGAGCAACTCTAACTGACGGATGAGTTCATCGCGATCGTTGAAGTCTACGAAACGAGGACGACTACCATGGGTGTCTTTGTAATAATCAGAAAACAAACCAGCCAATTCATCAGTACTCATTTTACCGTAGTTCATTCAACTCTCCTTAGATGCCAGATTTACGTGGATAGCCAACAGCGAAACCAGAAGTACCAGTGGAAGCAACACGAGTTGTCTTACCACGCATAAGTTGCTTCGGTGCTTTTCGTGCCTTAACAACCTCAATGGTACCACCAGACTTTAGGAATTTTGCAACAGCATCGGCTGTTTCGTTGCGGACTTGAGATTTGGATTTGTAGATAACATTCATAATATAACTCCTCAATTATTTGGACAAGTTCAAAACACGACCATCATATTCCATGAAGCTGACTTCGAACGGAACATAAACAATTTTACCAACACGGGAACCTTTCACACCTTCATACTGACGCTCGCCAGCATACACATCGCGAGTACACAGAATTTCAAACGCATCGTAACCAGCAGCTTTTTGGTAACCAGCGGAGAGAACCTTACCTTCAACATAGCAGTCTTCACGACCAGCCATAGGTTTAAAATCATAGCCACGAATCACATCACCAACAGAAGCCAACCGAGCATTTTTTAACATTTTCACTTTCCTTTTCTCATCCTATACATTAAGTATACCTGAATATTGAATTAAAGTAAAGCACTATTTTCAATAACCCTTCTGGTGGTAGGGTTATTTTGGGTCTGGAAGTCTTACTGGTAGGGTCTTGGAATGTGAAAAGACCCACTACTGGAGTGGGTCTCGGAGTCTTTTTGGGACGATTTTGGAGGACTTTGGAGGGTTTACAGTCCAGCAAGGGCACTGGCTGGGACAACTTGGATGCCCGATCCAAAAACCCTGTTGTACTCGTTTTCCATCTTTGGATCTGGGTCAGCTACGCTGGTTACACCAGTCTTATAGAGAGTGACCAGTCCAGCTGCATAAGGCATGTATGGAGCAATACCCACACCCACACCCTTTTCGGTCTGTTGCATCATAATGGATGCTGGAGTGTCCAGTTCCCAGTCAGATGCGTTCTCTTTTGCTTGTGAGATAATTTCCTCACCATTGATAAGTTTAAATACCTTCACGCTCATATTGAATCCTCATTCGCTAAGTAGTCGAGAAAATTTGCCGCAAGTTCTTGGTTGTTAAACTGGCGAATCAAAACTCTCTCTGGTTCATAATAGTTTTGTGCAATCACTAACACTTCTTTGGTACGATAAACAGAAATCTTCATGATCCAATTCCCTCGTCGTATCGTGACGAAGGAAATAAGGTCTTTGGAAACTTTTGCTCTCATACCAGTATTTAGTTACTGGCAGCATCTCCGATTAATGTATTGAATACTTTGATGTTTGATTTATAGATCATATCGTATAAAGCAATTCTATCCAAGTACGCATCGGTCATGGCAGTAAATGGAGTTCCTGGTTTCACTTCTACGTTCGCATCAGTTTCGCCAGACTCGCTAACAACAGTCATATCGTTCTTACGAGCAATATGTTTCATTGCACCATTTTCAGAAAGACAGTGCATATAGACTTCTCTAATATTCTTTGTTC